TCAAGATTATTGTGAATAGTTAGATTATATGCTGATATAATACCAACATTAAATGGTGCTGCGTCAACCCACTGAGCACTAGAACCATATCCAAATACGGATTCATCATAGTAAATAAACGTTCTAGCAAGAATTGGACTATACCACATGTCCCCATTCACAGGACTTCCTGGTGCAGTCGTACTAATACTGATTACATCACCACGTACAATATTGATAGTAGAAATTCCAGATACAGGAGCAGTGACTGTAGAGATTCCTGATCCTCTAAAATCTAATAAAGTAACTCCATACCCTACATTTCCACCTGCTGTATTGATTCCAATACCAACTTCAATACCAGTTAAGTTAGAACCGTCACCAGAGAAGGATGTTGCACTTAATGCACCAGAAGATGAATTGAATGAAAGATTGCTACCACTCTTAGGTGGTAAATTTCCTGTAGCAGCAGTTACGAATAATGGGAAACAAGTAGTATCACTAGACTCGTCAGTAACTGTAACATTTGTGGATGTAGTAGCAGTATCAGCGTTACCAGTGGTGTCTTGGTTTAGAGTTCCAATGACAAAATCAAGTGTATTATCACTATCGTCGTATGTAACACTAATACCAGTCTCAGTATTGCTGGAGACCATCGCTCCTACAGTATCAGAGATGGTTTCTGCAAGAGTCACTCCATCAATAGTGATGGCATCCGCTTCCAGTGTTCCATCGACATCAACATTACCAGAAATATCTAAAGATGATGCTGTTACAATTCCAACAGTGATATTTGGTGTTCCTGTCAGACCTTCTGCAAGAGCAGCAGTTCCTGTTGTATCTTGATTGAGAGTTCCAACGACTAAATCGATAGTGCCATCGGAGTCCTGATATGTTGCCGTGACACCTGTCTCTGTATTACTAGAGAACATCGCCCCGACAGTATCCTGAACCACTTCGGTCAAATCAATATTTGCCGACCCGTCAAAACTTACTCCATGAATTGTTCTAGCAGTCTCAAGTGCAGTAGCGGTTGCTGCATTACCAGAAGTATCCTGGTTACCTGTTGCATTTACACCAGGAAGGTTAATATTTGATGTACCATCAAAAGATACTCCACCGATTGTTCTAGCAGTTTGTAGTTGTACTGCATTAGTTGCTGTAGTAGCAGTTCCTGTTACATTACCAGTTAAGTTGCCTACAAATCCAGTGTTAGCAGTAATGGTAGTGCCTGTAACAGCTGCAGGTGTGTTAGCACCAACAATACCGTCAATATTACCAGTAACATTTCCAGTTACATTACCAGTAACATTTCCAGTTACATCGCCAGTAAGATCTCCTGTTACATCTCCAGTTAGATCGCCAACAAATGATGTTGAAGTTGTAACGCCACTTACATTAACACCACCATTAGATACTATAATACCGCCAGTAGTAACTCTAACACCAGTTCTTGCTGTTACTACTCCAATAGCATCAACACTAGTTACATCTTCATATGTTAATGTTCCAGCAATAGATACATTTCCAGTTGCAGTGATATCTGCAACGGTAATACTAGGAGCACCACTTAAACCAGCAGCAGTTCCTGAAGTGTTTTGGTTACCTGTTGCATTTACACCAGGTAAGTTAATATTAGCAGTACCATCAAAAGATACTCCACCGATTGTTCTTGCGGTTTGAAGAGCAGTTGCCGTATCTGCATTACCAGTTACGTTTCCTGTTATATTACCAACAAATGATGTTGCAGTTAATGCGCCAGATGAAGAGTTAAAGGTAAGATTAGTACCAGACTTTGCCGCTAGAGCAGTGCCAGTCGCAGCAGTAGCAAATAGTGGGAAGCAAGTAGTATCACTAGACTCGTCAGTGACAACAAATCCACCTCCAATGTTTGAATTTGTTTGAACGGCATTACCCATGTAACCATGATTGGTACACTGATAATGTAAAATTGATGGTGTGCTATCACTTACTGTAATCTCAGTATAACTATTCTGGAAACTTACACCTGTTGTATATTCTGTAGTCTTGTCTGCTTCAAGATAGAATTTTAGAGGATGACTACCTGTATTATCATTCGTAAATCTATAAGTTCTACCTGGTGTTAGCGTGAGGAATGGCGATTCAACACCATTAATTAAATATCCATTACTACTTCCTGATCCATTATATCTGTGATTTGCTGTTTTAGTAGCAACAGTGACAGTGTAAGTAACTGTTGATCCAAATGGTGCGCTTAAACTATCAAATCCTTCAAATGATGTTGCAGTAACAATTCCAAGGTTACTTAGGCTTCTATCTGCATTAACAGCCAGTGCTTTTGAAGAAACGGCAACACCAACAGTTGTTCCATCAAGAAGGTTGAGTTCAGCTGCTGTAGATGTAACACCATCAAGAATGTTTAGTTCATTGGTGGTTGCGGTGACACCATCGAGAAGGTTGATTTCAGCGGTTGAAGCAGTTACACCATCGAGGATGTTCAGTTCAGCAGTTGAAGCAGTTACACCATCGAGGATGTTCAGTTCAGCAGCGGTAGAGGTTACATCAGTACCATCTATGGAGAGAATAGTTAAATTCACCCCAGGTGCAGTGAACTGGTTCGTGATTGGATTGTAATGTAAACTAGAGTCAGTATAAACAGTCTCTGCAGTTGCAGATGAATTATTGGAGTCTACGAATGTTAGGTGGTGATTGGCGTTGGATGTACTGAGTTGTGTCTTAACTTGGTCAGCAGTACCTGCGTTACCACTTGTATTACCAGTAACGTTACCAGTGACATTACCAACAAGAGTTCCTGCAGTCAGTACATTGGTGCTAGGATTATAGGTAAGTCCACTGTCAATTCCAAAAGCTCTACCAGTGGAGGTGTTAGAACCATCCGTCATGGTGAGTGTAAAATCAGTGTTAGTGCTTGAGATATTAGTAACACTGAGATTGGTAGCCATGTCGGCAGTACCAGTCACATCACCTGTCAGGTTTCCAGTAATATTAGCAGCAACACTTCCAGAAACAGTCAGAACATTTGATGAGGGATTGTAGGAAATACCAGCATCAGTCTCAATAAGTTCTTGAGTTGGTGAAGTGTTGTTTGAATCAACGAAGGTGATGTAGTGTGATGCATTAGTATCAGTAGCACCAACAGCGACAGAGGATGCCTGAGCACCACCACCACTTACAGTCTCAAGTGAAGTCTCAAGTTCTTGAAGTGCTGCCTTAACAGTTGCATTATCACTGATTGTTGAACCAGTAAATGTTCCAAGGTCACCAGTCAGGTTAAGTTCAGATGTGGTAGCTGTGATACCGTCAAGAACATTCAGTTCAGATGTGGTAGCAGTAACACCATCAAGAATATTAAGTTCAGATGTTGAGAGTGTGGCACCGTCAAGAATGTTCAGTTCAGCAGCAGTTGATGTAATTTCAACACCATTCCTATAATAGGTGGCAAAATTGGCAAGTCCACCACTTAATAAATTGCTACTAGGATTGTAATAAATCCCATCGTCAGTGTAAAGGTTCTCTGCAGTTGAAGATCCGTTATTTGAATCAACAAATGTGATGTAGTGATTAGCATTGGTTGATCTACTAATCGTCTTTATGGTGTCAGCAGCAGTTGCTGTGTCTGCATTACCAGTTACATCACCGGTAATATTACCACTGAAACTGGAAGCGGTTACTACACCAACAAATTCAGCATTACCATCTGTGGTGAAAGTAACGACACCAACTCTACTGGTAGTAATTCCCGCAGCAGTTGTACCATAAGTAATATTACTATCACTGGCAGGTGGTACATTTCTGCCATCTGCTGTATCACTTCCTGTTGCTATATTATATGCAAAGACATCTACTCCAGTTGGACCAAGAGCCTCGTTGTTATTATTACTTGTGTAATCAGGATCATCGAAACTGAAGATAGCAAACCATGCATTATCTTCTTCAGAGAAGATAATCATCCTATCTTCTGAATCTGTTCCAGTAGTCGCCGTATAATAGTAGTAATTACTATTAGTGTTGAACAGCGCATTACCAGAACTTATTGTTCCAGTATCAAGAGTAAATCCTGTATTTTGTCTTTGGTATGTTCCGTTGAAAGAGGATGGTGAAAAACCAGATACAGTTATCTCACTATAGTCTGTTGTTGATCCACCACCACTGGTTTGAATACCTGAATAGGTAATTGACTCGCTGCCATAAGTCTCGTCCCAAGGATTTACAAGAGTGACTGTGGTTGCAATTCCCACACCACCAGTATCTTGTTTGGTAAAAAGTTTACCATCATAAGTGTTTAGTGCTAATTCGCCTGACTCTAAATTAGCAAGAGTCGGTCTTTTGTTGGCAACAGAAGACCTCTTAAACTTAACCTTTGGATTTGCCATTATGTCAGCGGTATATACCTAATTGATTCTGTTATATAACAGATATTCTTATTTATTAGAAAGTCGAATCATCTTTTGTAGACTTTGCAGTGCGGGGAGTCTTTGTCTTACTCAACCTTTCAATCTCTTTCTCCTGTTCCTTAACCTTTTCATTCAATACGTTCACAAGGTCCGTCAGTTGTCTAATCTTTGCACTCGTCGCTACAGATTGGGTAAACAAATCAGATGCTGCTGTTTGATATGATGTCAACAAATACTTATAATCTTCGTTCATAAAAAAAGGGGAGATATTTAGTCTCCCCTATTTATTAAGTTGTGGTTAGAATCAGAATGAACCGCCGTCCAGAGTGATGTTCTCAAGAGTTCTCTCAGAACCAGAGCAGTTGATGACCTGTGTGTTACCAGCACAGTCATTTACATACAGAGAACCAATTTCAAGAGCACCTGCTGTAGCGTTAGTCAGAACACCTGAAGACTCGGTTGCTACTGCGGAAACTACAATTCTTGATGCCGAATCATCCCAGAAGACTGCTGCTTTCTTAGCGGAGTCTGTGTAGTAGTTGAAGATAACACCGATGTCCTTGTTCAGGTCAGAAGATGGTGCGGAACCATCAACCATTCCCAGTTCCAGGAGTTGGTCTTCAATGGTTGTTTGTGATGTATTAACCTGTGTGGTAGAACCATTAACGATCAGGTTGCCAGCAACAGTCAGGTTTTGGCTCAACGCAACAGCACCAGTGCTGTCGGAGATTGTGATAGCAGCTGTGCCGTCTCTTGCCTTCAGGTTAGTTGCTTCAACAGTTGGAACATCGATGGATGTTGTAACTTGAACTGCTGAAGGAAGACCAATAGTAACAGTCTGACCAGATGCAGAAGTCTCAACCTCGTTAGATGTACCAGCAATGGTCAGTGACTGTGAATCAAGGTCAACAGCACCTGTTCCAGAATCACCAGCAAGGTCAAGATCTTGCGCAGTTACTTGGGCATCAACGTATGCCTTGACTGATTGTTGAGAAGGAATAGAAGTGGCACTATTAGATGCCATATTGTCTTCATCAACAAATGCAGTTACACCGTCAAGAACATTCAGTTCTGCTGCAGTTGATGTAACATTAGTTCCACCAATATCCAGAGTGGTAACAGAAATCTCACCACCAACTGTAAGAAGATTGGAACTGGGATTGTAAGTAATTCCAGCGTCAGTTTTGATTGCCTCTTGAGTCGCAGAACCGTTGTTGGCGTCAACAAAGGTCAGGAAGTGAGAGGCGTCAGTAGCATCAGAAATCGTTGCAACAGTAGCAGCAGATCCACCACCACCAGCGACCTGTGCATCAACGTAGTCTTTAACAGCAGCAGATGTTGGAACGGTTGTATCGTTATCGTTAGAACCGATACCCTCAGACTCAATAACAAGAGTTCCAGCAGCAATTTCACTAGTAGAAATCGAAACTGCTAAGTCAATAGTTCCATCACTATCTTGATAAGTAGCAGTAACACCCGTTTCGGTGTTAGAAGAGAACATCGCACCAGCGATATCCTGAATTCTCTCAGCGTTCAGAGTAACATCACCAGAAGTGACCGTAAAGTCTGTACCATCGAAAGTTGCAACACCCTTATTAGTTTCGGTTGCGTCTTCCGCAGCAATGGTGATAGTATCATCACTCACAGTGGTATCGATACCCTCACCACCTGAGAAGGTCAGAGTACCACCAGTTGAGAAGGTATCGTTAGAACCAGAGTCGGCAGCAAGAGTAAAGGAAGATGCCGCAGGTGCGGAGAATGACAGGTTACCTGAACCATCACTAACAATAACGTCGTTAGCGTTACCGTCGTTCGCAGGCATGGTCAGCGTATAACTTGCTGCCAGGGAGTTGGGACACTTAAGGGTAACGGTATTCGTACCGTTGTTAGTACCTTCTACAAGTTTGACACCGCTACCAACAGTAGTTGTATTTACCTGCCAATATCTACCTGAACCTACGAACTGATTGTTGGATGTTGTGGAATCAATACCGACATACAGGTCATAACTGTCGGTAGTAAAACCAGGTTCACCTGCTCTAAGACCGGGCAGATTAGCAAGAACACCCCTCTTAAACTGAATTACGGGAGCTGCCATTACTTATTTTCTTTGAAATATAATATTATTTAGTATAGTGTATCTTTAAAAACTTCCACCATCAACGCTTTCTCTAGGAATATTATCTGCGTCTATTTGTTGTTCTAACTGAGTAACAAATGGATTGGAAATATCATCATCCTCCTGAGAAAACTCTAACACATCATCTACAGAAACTAACTCAAATCTTCCAGAAGTATTATTATATCTTACTACGTGTTTATCTTTTAAATTAGATATTGTATCAGAAAAATTAGATAAAGTTCTAAATCTTACTGGCATTAGAAAGTTCCTCCATCTAGATCCTCAAGTGCAATGGTATTTAAGTTCAGTTCCTGCTCCAACTGAGTAACAAATGGATCGTTAATGTTGCTATCTTCAGCAGAGGTTGCCAGGATTTCATCAGCAGATACTAAAACAAATTTATCAGTGCCACTATCATAAGAAACTATTAAGTTGTCTTTTGAGGCATCTAAATTTCCAAAGTTAATATCACCCATTTCTTCTAACGAAGATGGTTGTCTAGTGGATCTTGCCGTTACCTTTGGTTGTGGTTTTTTTGTTACACTAGAAATGTTTCGTGCTTTTCTTACTACAGCCATAAGTTTTAAGTGGTAATGCCTGCTGTTACAATTGCCATACCTTCAACCATTCTGGAAACAGATCCACTGCCCGATGTCAAAACAACGTCATAGTAATATCTTCCAGGATCTAAAGCAACCGTTTTCCCCGCTGTCATCGCAATAGAAACTTCTCCGGTTGAACCAGTGATGCTTACTGTGAATGACTGAGAAGACGTTGCCCCAGGATGTTTTTTAACTTTAGACGCACCCGTAAATCCTGCTAAGTTAGATGCAGAACCATCAGACTCAGTAGATGTAAAAACCTCACTAAAGTCAGTTCCTTGTGGGATAGTTATATTTACTACAGGGGTTGCCATCGTGCTTTTTTAACTATTTATCATCAATCTTTTGCTTCTTAAGCATCTTTGCTAAATCTGCAGTCGATCCTACAAAAAGTGCATTGGTAACATTTTGAGGACCCTTAGATTTAGATTCTTCCTCTACATCTTTTAACTTCTTCTGCAGGTCCATCAGTTTATCGGTTGCATCAGAGACATTCTTAATAAGTTGTCCAGCAACTTCATATGCTCTTGGCATTTCACTTTCTTGTGCTAACTCAAGAATTCCATTGATTGCTTCCTGACCCTTTTCAATGATTGAATACAAGTTTCCTCTTGTGTATTCATAATCTTTCCTAACGTCATCTACAATAGGTCTTTCGGGTTTTTCCTGTTTAGGAATAACTTCAGTCTTTTCTGTTGCTGCAGGAACTATGTCTCCTGCAACATTGAAAGCGTCATTTAAATCGTCAAATTTGTTTGCCATAGAAATTAAATCTCATCAAAACCGAAGTTGTCGCCAAACTGAATAAGGTCTGCATCTGCTGCAGTAATTAACTTAACCTCTGCTCCCTTTACGTGATTAGTAGCAGTTGTAGAGTCATATCCTCTCTCTACTGTAACCTTGCTTCCAGACCTGGATGCAATGCGGAAGTTCTCATCATCAATAACAAGAACTCCACCAACTGCAATACTGGTTGTATCACTAACTTCGATAATCGTTGCAATATCTGTAACATCATCAGAAAGTCTTGCTATGACGTTGTTTGAATAACTTTCTGTTGCTCTTGGTTGAACACTGTATGTGAATTCTCTGGATGGAGTTTGTGTTCTGTCTCCAGCAATATAACCAACAGTAACCTTTTTGATAACATCCTTGGAAGGATCGGAGATAGGACCAAACAGATAAGACTTTGCAGTAAATCTCAAAGTGTAGATAAGAGACCTTCTTGTCTGATAATTGCCTTCATAGTCATCAGACATTGTGATACCTTCAAATACCACAGGAACATCTCTTTTTTCTCCAATTTGATCTACAAGATCAATGGTCAGATTATATGCAGGTTGAAAATATGGTAAAATCTGTTCTACGATTTGAAGCATATCATCATTTAATTTTGAATATATGCTTAACTCAAATGACATATTATATGGAACAGGCATGAAAGTCTTTCTTACCTTTTTCTTATCACTACCGAGGGCAGAAATAAACGTTTGAGTAGAAGTTACCTTCCTTGATGGATCATAACTCAAACCAATCATCTCAAAAGACATTCTCGGCAGAGACAACTGAGTTGGTTTGTTTAGGTCAGATACCTGCTCCAGTCTGGCAAGAAACTTTTGAGTAGGACCATATGCAAGCGGAACTTTCAGTTCGCTTACAGTGTTATCAGAAGAATCCGTATGACGGATATTGATATCATTGAAGAGAGTTCCGAATCCAATGACGGTTCTTCTTAATATTTCGTGGTAAAAATACTCAAACATTTTTCAACCAGTACGATATACTATTTATGGATTGCCGAATGGATTACGTTCGGTGAAGTCAAGAATGCTATCTGCTTCACTTTCAATAATATCATTTTGAGCATATGGGTCTACAAGATTATCTGTATTTACGACCCTAACCTTATATATCGCTCCAGATGTTCCGCCCTGAACAATATCATTTGGTAAGAAGTCTCCCGTAACGTTTGAAATCTCCAAGGTATTTGTAGTAGACTTCCATTCTCTTACGCGAGCAGTATTTCCACTTACGCTTCCAGTAATAGTTTCGTTGTAGATAAATGTACCGATACCAACAGTAGTACCGAATCCAACTGGGTTAGCAACAACAACGGTTGGAGCAGTGCTGTATCCAAGACCTGCGTTTGTAAGGTATATTGCAGTTACAATACCAGCACCATTGATGTATGCGTGTGCCGATGCAGATGCAGTTGTAACACCAGAAAGGAAGACTTCGTTTGTAAAGGAAACACCTGGTGCAGTGCTGTATCCAGAACCACCACTTGTAACAGTGACGATACCAATAACACCATCACCAATAGTTGCAGTTGCGGCAGCACCTACTCCACCACCTCCAAAGAACGCTACAGATGGTGGTTCAGTGTATCCATAACCAGCATTTACTACCTCTACGCCCTGAACCTTAGAATCTTCTTTATTTCCAGTACAGTCAACCAAATCACCAATCATAGTTGCGACACCTACAGCGGTAAGTCCTGTAGTTGGTGCAGAAGAAATAGCAACTCTTGGTGCAGAAGAGTAACCGTTACCTCTATTTGAAAGTGTAAAGAATCTTACACCACCATCAACAACTCCACCCTGAACCGCAGCAGTTGCAGTTACTGCAGAACCAACAAGAGTCAGAGTTTGAATGTAACCTTCATCTGCAACATTATCATCAATCTCTGTAACACCAGTGTCCAAGATTTCGTCTTCGTATCTGAAGAGTTCGCAAGTCAATTCATAAACATAGTTCTTCTGAAGTTGGTAGAATGGTTTTTCATGTTCTACAAATTTAATTTCAAATAGTCTATCACCCAATGGGAAATATACTAAGTCACCTTCTTTTGGTCTAGATGCAAGTTCAATATTTGGTAGACTTTCGGTCAAAGGAGTAATATAGTTTTCAAATCTTTCCTTTGAAATAGTAAGAGTTAAATCATCTAATGGTTGGACACCAAACTTTGATAAGATAGTTCCCTGTCCTTCATATCCTTCATATGTGTTTACATATGCCTCAAGAGGATATGCATTATCAAACTTAGACTCAATAACTTCTTTTATTATTGTATTTGTCGTAGCATATTTTCTCGGAATATAATATATCTCAACTCCATACATGCGGAGTTGTTCATTAATCAAGTCTTGTACTAAAGACTGCTCTGTTTGTGAACCTTGCTGAAAAAATGGGTTAAGCATATCATCCGATCATATCTAATGGGGGAAGTTCATATGTATTAGACATTCTCTCCATCAACTGGTCAAGTTCTCTCTGAGCATCATCATATATCTGTCTTCCATTCAGTTCAATACCGCCAGGAAGTTTTACTCCTTGGAATTTAATAAGGTTCTGACCCCATTGTTTCTTAATTAAAATAGTAAGATATTTCTTGAGGAAAGAATCATTATAAACTCTAGTAAAATCATTTGGATCTAAAAGTCTATTACAATCTATAATGATATAACTATCAACCGATGCACCTGCCCAGTCAATATCTAAGTAAAGTCTATCTTGACGTTGATTAAATCTTATTTGCTTATCTGTAGAAAGCAAGAAATCAATATCTTCAAGATATGTTTTAGTCATTGCATAAGTTAATAGTTCAGTAGAACCAAAGAAGTAAATATCATTTAAGAATAATTGATATTTAACACTGAACATATTATTTGTGATACTATTAGTACCATCAAATTTAAATATTTTATTAACTCCTATGATATGTGGAGGAACTTGAAGGTAGTTACTGTTTTCTTCAAAACTAAACGTAGTCGCAGTGTCAACTATCGTTGTCGTTGCAGTTGTAGTTGCAATTCCAACATTTCCTCTGCCTCTATCAATGTCTTCTTGAGTTATCTTATATTTCAAATACGTTTGAGTAACACCATCAAAGTGTCTCTCATGAAAATATTGCAAAGCATCATCTACTAGGTCATCAATTTGCTCATCAGCAACATTGATTTCCAATACAGGGGCACCAAGTTGCCTTTTGCAATAATCTACTAATTCTTGTCTAGATGATGGTTGCGCCATTTCTACAACTTATCCTGTAATATTTAGGGTTTGTTTGCTAGAGACCTAAGAAGATCTTTAATTTCGTCAAGGTCTGTTTTCAAGTTTGAAACATCAGACTCCAATTTTTGCATTCTCTTTGCTTCAATCTCCTTACTTTTCTTCAATTTCAAGTAATTGTTGTAGTCAGTTAGATTTGTGTTTAGTATTGCTTTAGTAGATTCATCTCTTACTAAGTTATTATTATCAACAATTTTTGAATACATATCAAGCTAACGCAATAGTTCTAAAGTCTTTCAATCTTGGTGGGAATGCCTGGTTCGTGGAAGAACCAACAATCTTGATGCAGAAATATCTAAATGGTGGTAAGTTTTCTGCTGTAAACTCATAATCACGGAAGACAAGTTCTTCACTTTCGTATGCATAAACGTCAGTCTTAGGAACTTTTTGATCAGGAGTTCCATCACTTGAGGAAACATCAACTGTTTGTCCTAAGTTATTGAGATTTGTATATCCAGGGAATGGATAGTAAATTGCTTCCTCATTAACATCATTTTTAATTGCATACAGTGCTCTGATATCACTATCATCATTAACATATGCAGCAACAAGAGTCTTAATTGAAGTTGCTGGGACTTCAAGTTTAATAACGTTAGTTGCATAAACAAATGCTGATGGATCTTCCTTGAGAGACGCAACTCTTTCGTCAGTCGCAAAGTTCTCAATTGGTTTATTAATTCTGTTGGTTACAAGAATTAACGATGCTCTATCCAAGTCAACAACTGGAGAAATATCTGGGTTATTCGTAGTCAGATTTAAATTAACATTTAATGACTTATTACCTGGTAAAGTATCGAGAACAGCATCTTCATTAACTTTTGACGCAACCATTCTTGGATTTTCAAAGTAGTTATTTGCATCTAAACTCAAGTCAGTAAATCCTTTATCAACAAAAGATTGCTCAGAACCATTAACACTTGTTGCTGATATAGTTCTTATCGAAGCATCAACAGTAGTTCCATTCAAAGAAAGAATTTGAATATTAGGTCTTACTGTTTCAAACTGAATATTTTGAGTTGCCCTAATAATAGAACCACCTGCAGACTTACTTTCGTTTGCATAAAGTTTAGGGAATGAAGTTCCGACAGATCTATCAACTTGCCCCTGAGGTAAAGCAGCAGTATTTCCATCTTGAGTCATGTCGATCTTAATATTGTAATAATCAAGACCCACTCTATCAGTCAGTGTTGTATCTTGTAATTCATGATTTTTATTAATTCTTCTCAAAGACACATTGTCAATTTCATATTTAAATACAGAACTTCCACTACTATGAGATGTGGCAGAAGTTTGATCTATCTCTCTTGTAATTCCAGTCAATGAAGTAGAAGTAACGCCTTCATAAGCAACAATCTCATCATCAATTATTACATATCCAGGATTTGTGCTGCTTACGCCTACATTCTCAAACGTAGAGAAGTTGACAGTGCCGTCAACTAAGATAGCATCAGTAGAATCTACAGAGTAATTCTCTGTTAGTTTAATTGGTTTTATATCACTCGTAACTTCAGAAATAGTTACTACGTTTGTGCCAGAGTGCATTCCGTGGTTCTTATGATTGACCTTGAAATGCAATCCGTCGTTTACTGTCTGAATTCCGTCTGCAGGAATAGTAACATTTCCACCAACAGACTGATTTAACGTTGTAGTGACGCCAAGACTATTTGTATATCTAATTGTACCACCTACTCCTGTTGCAAAATCTCCCTGTACGTTGTCTAAAATTATTTCATTATTACCTACAGTTGCCTGAACTGAAAGTTGCAGGTTTCGTCCAAGAGTTTGTGTTCCTATCTGGTCTGCGGACAATACATCACCAATAACATAACCTGTTCCGCCTTGACTGATAGTTGCAGCGACAGCAACTCCATTGCTAATAGTAATATCTGCAGTTGCGTCTCTACCAGTTCCAGTGATGCTTGTTAGAGCAACACCAGAGTGGACAAATGAACCAGCAGAAGGTGTATAACCAATACCTGCGTTAATAATACGAAGTTCACCATTTGATGTTCCTGCAAACCCAACGTAATTTCCTGTTGCGTTTGAGTTCATCTGTAAGACTGTATTACCAATCTCAAGACCACTATCATTAACGGTTGTGCCCAATCCAACACGAATTCTCTTTGAAGAGAACTCCAAGGAATCTTTAAGTAATGTTGAAATTTGACCGTTTCCTACACCAAGTTCTGGGTTGTAGAAATTAAAATTACCTGGGGATTCTACAAACTGTGCTTTATATAATGTAAATTTCAAATCTTCATATGGACTTTCATTCCAAGTGAAAGTATTTTGAGATTTGAATAAACCACCTAAAAGTGGTTGTTTTGTAACAATAACTTCTCTGGATTCTTGACTGGTGATAGTAACATCACCCTCACCCAATCTAGATACCCATACTCTATAGTTTTCTGAATTTGACAGAATGACTATTGAGTGAAATCTCTCCCCAGTAAGATAAATTGGAGAGTCAAAAGTTATTCTCGTAGCAACAGAACCATCATCTGAAAGATTAACATCTTCAGGATCTAATGTTACTTCACTAAAGGGAAACACATTTTGTGTAGGTAGACCCAATTCCATGGATCTTAATTGAACCGTTACTGGTAGAGTTTCATCTTTAGTTTGAAAAAAGATGTCAACAGAAGTTACAAAGATTCCGCTTGGTTCTTCTACATAAAATGATTGTGCTAATGGGTCTACAACGTTCATTTTTTATATCTGTTGACTATTATTAGTAATTATATTTATCTAGATTTTTCAGACCTAGAAACCAGCTGCTCTTGCTCTTGGTCCTACGACAGCGCCAGTTCTTGCTGCCCAGGCACGAACAGATGCCATACTGTAACCAGCAGCAAGTGCTCTATTAAGACCAGCGAGACCAACTGCTGCTTGACCACCAGCAAATGTATTAGATTGAAGACTACCTGCGTTTTGGTTAATAATGCCACGTTGTCCCGTTGCTGGAGCATAACCTGGAGCGTATCCTTGGTATTCGCGACTGCCACCGCCGCCACCATAACTACGTGGAGGAGTTGGAATCTTAGTTCTATTAAGAACAACAGGATCTAAGGTCTTAGTTACAGACTTACTTTCACTTATAGAATCATCTACAAGTTTCATATTTCTAACAAGGATAAGATTCTCCTGAACGGTGTTAATCTTACCTTCAACAAAATATTTTTCTGTAGATCTTGTTGTTACAAATCCAGGTATCTGAGTATTATTTTCATCATTTATGAGTTGGAACAACTTAGTTCCCGCTTCAAATTTTGGACTTTGGGTTAAGTTTGGATCGGGAATATAAAGAGAACCAATAAGGGCACCTACTCCATCAGTTACCAGTCTGACATTTGTAATTCTAGCAATAGCGCCACTGGTCTTACCACGAAGTTTCATTCCATTAAATACATTTCCATAGAATTCACCTTGTGGTTGGTTTGCTAGACTATAAGTATCAACGTTCAGTATTGTTGATGATGCTGAATAAGCAGCAGGAATAGTCAGATTTTGGTCGTAAGGATTGTTCTTAAAGACCTTATTTGGATTATTGTAAGCACCATACTTATGATTTTGTTGTGCTACTCTAAACTGAATGGATTGTCCAGGAAGAAGTTTTCTATTAGTTTCAAAAGTACAAACAGTTTCTCCTACTTGGAATACTCCAGTTTCCATCTCAATTTCAAGAAGTTTTGGAACGACATAATCTGACATTCCAACAGCATCAAAGAAAGGATAAATTCTAGTAAACAGTTTCATTCCCTTAGCAGAGAACTGAACGTTTCTAGACCTTACAAAAGGAATAACCTGACTGTTTAGAATTCTATCTCCAAAAGAAGTTTCTGCGAAATCTTCCTTGAAGATTTTTCTAGTACCCTGTCTAGTTGATGTTCCAGTCTTAGTTTCTGTTTCAATTTCTTCCTTATATCCTGCTTTATTTCTTGTTGCCTTCACCTTAGTTGAACCAGTCCAAACATCCTGCCAGGAATCCCAGGTAACAGGACCAAATCCAGTTTGTGCGTCAAAACCTTGTTCCGACAACTGTCTTGCAGTTTCATTATAATTACCTTCTGCTTCAATAGTCTTTGCAGCAATTCTTGTTTGATCAACCCAAACATCAGATGAAGGATACAACGCTAGAGAACCACCATAGAAGGTTGCTGCATAAGGTTGAACATTTACAACTCTAGTAGAATATGGTTGCGTAATAGTTGCAACTTCACTATAGTCAAGAGTTACTAACTGACCAGTTCTCTTAACATTTGTTCCGACAAGACTTGTATCGGTGCTAGCATCAGCCGCTGGGTTTACACTAGTTCCAATACCTACAAGTGAATTTGTTCCAAGTAATAGATCAATTGACGTTGTATGGTGAGTTGGTCTTACCTCAGAATTTGGAATATCAATACTATTTTTTACAATAGTAACTTTTTTCTGAACATCAGTTGTGGAGAAATCATCAACAAAGAAACCAGACTTAAATCTATTAAGTCCATTCGCATCTTGAATAAGGAGACTTGACGTATCAACTTCAAGTAAAGAAAGTGCAGTGTAATACTCAAGATTTTTAATTCTATCCTCAAGTTTAGCGATATCGATCATTCGATATCTTCTGTGCTCCTTAGTTTCGGTCTGAACATCATTAATGTTGCAGAGATATGCAGGAAGAGTCATTGTTGCAATCTCTAAAGCACCATCACTTCTAATGGGAACTTGAGGTGACTCTGCTGGTTTACCAGGAGTTATCTGGAATACACCATCCTTAGTGAGGAATATCTTATCAATTCTTGGTAAGTAGAAAGAATATGTCAAGAGTAAAGACTCATCAGACGCCAAGACGTTAGATGCAGAATTTCCTTGTGCTGTGAAAGTTCTAGAAAGGAACTCAAAAGGAGATCTTGCGTTCTCGCTTACATCTGGAGCAGAAACTCTTGGTCTGATATCAACCATATCAGCATTACTGATTCCGTTTATAGAACCAATAGAACAATAATCAAACTGTTGATATGAATTTACAGTTGTAATATCTCCAGTGTCTGCAGAATCAAATGTAGCAGACATGAAAGCAATTTTCAGTTTTCTTGTTGGGTCTTTCGTGTTATTTTTTCTAACAATGTAAGACTGGTCGTATATTGTATTTCTTTGATTTGTTTCTAAATCGAATGAAGATGTAATATCGTTATCACCGTCATCAAGGGCAGAAATAAATCCAGTAATACCAGACTCTTTAAATGTTACTTGCTCTCCCTCAACAAAAGCAGTATCATTTTCACTAGTAAATGAAATCTTAAGATCATTTACTTTTTCGATATAAGAACCAATAGCATTACTAGTAGTTCCAATAAACTCTTCACCAATCAGAAGGTCATTAACTTTTCCAGTAGAACCATTTAAGTCTGTTAAGACAATCGATGGAAGATCTGGAGTATTAGTATCATTAGACTCAAATACTCCATATACCTTCATTACATCTGGACGTAACAGAGCAATCTCAGTATCTTGAACTCTGGTTCCGTAAGCATAGTTACCATAAGTCAATCCATCATTAAGAGTGGTTGCACCAATACCTGAACCAGAAAGTTTAGACTTATCAATAACAATAGTCTGTGCTCTACTCTTAATTTTTGCTTTTGATTTTACGTTTATTTTTCTAAGAGTTGCAATTAACTTTGCATCTCCATTTGAACCCAAACCATTAATAGTAACAGTCTGAGAACCGTTTGTAAATACAAACTTATCAGAACTCAGTGCTTCTGTTGTTCCATCTTCTCTAACAAGAACATATCTTTCCTCATCAAAAGGTAAGAAAGTTTCATCGGTGCCTGCATCAACAGCACCAGTTGAGTTTGATGTGATTGTTACCTCAAACTGTCTTCTGATTGTTAAATTAGACTCAGTTAAATCTACACTTGCAATATTTTGTTTTGGAAGTGGAGTGTATAAAGTGTTATCCGTTGATGACTCAAGTCGAGTTGTTAATATTTTGAAATCAGATGGATTAATATCAGATGCAGGAAGAGCACCATCACAAATACCAATAACAGTAGTAATACCACTAAGTGTTAGACTATCGTTAGCAACACTGGTAATTCTAGCGAAGGTGTTTGTTGTCAGTCCTGGATTTGAGAATGCTACCAGATTTCCTACGGTAGCAATACCAACAAAGAGAGTTTCTGAAGTCGTTACTGTGCTAATACCACCACTAACACCGGTAATATTGACTTGTCCAATTCTTGTTAATGTGGATTGTGTAGTATCTGCAGTAAATGTGTAAGAAGTTCCCACTACACCATGTACTGCCTTTACATCACCAATACCTCTTGAAGTGACTGCAGTAGAAACTCTAGAGTTATCAATACCGTCAAAGATAAACTTTTCACCTAAAGAGAATTTGCCCTGTGTATTATAAACTGTAAGTTGTCTATTGTTTGTAGTATCGTATCTTAAGAAACCAACAGCACCACTTGATTTGCCTTTAATATGAGTTGGAACACTCAGAGAAATTGGTTCATTGAGTTCAATGGTTGTATAAGTTTGAATATCATACAGAGCAATATCCCACTCATTTTGAGCAGGGTTAGAGGTGTTATATGAACCAGACTCTAAAGCAAAGTCATATACTCTTGCAATACCAATTTCTTCACCTGGAGCACTAAATTGATTTACACCAACTCTTCTGTCTCTAAGAGATACTGTATATGTAGTGGCGATACCAACATTTGGCGAACCATAAACTCTATTGAGTTTAAATGTTGGTCCAGTTATATAATTGATACTTTGATCTTCTAAGGTCTTTGTTGTTCTTGGTTTTTCAAAGTCCAAATAGGTTGGACTAATCGTTTCTACTTCATATCCTTGAACATATGCCTTCATTGGAGAAACGGCATATGTGCCTAGATTCTCATTTGGAGTATTATTATCATATGTCTTTTGATTTTCAGTGAAGACTCCGTTATTACCTTTAAGGTTATTTAAAGTATTCTTTGCTGTAATAACGGGAGCATTAACGTAATAATCTCCAGATTCATCATTAGTTCTTCTCGCAAATTCTTGAGAAAGAACATTATATTCTGGGGTGTTTACGATAGAAATGAGTTTACCATTTCTAATTTCCATCAACTCAACAAAATTATCTAAATCTGTTGAGTCTATTTCTAATTTTACTAACTGTGCATATATTTGAAATCTATCAGCACCTGGTGCTGCATAGTTTGAAAAACCTTGGGAGTTATCATTTAAACTAGGATCTTCAAATGAGGTGACTATTTCTTCATATACTCTAAATCCAACTTTAAAACTTGGGGTACTACTGTATTCATCTAAGAAAAGTTCATCCTTAAATACGTCTACAAAAGTTCCTCTTAAGAAATATACACCTTCTGACAGAAATACTGCAGAACCAACTACATTACATTCTTGAGATAATGTTGTTGCAAATGCTTCACCTGCTTGAAGATTAACAGTAGAAACTTCATTATCATCTTCTGCAAACTCAATTGTTTCTCCTTCAACAAGTAAAAGATTTTCTCCATCAGAAAATCTAGTCTGAGTACCGTCTTCGGTTCCAGAACTTAAGTATCTTACATATATGGTTGTATTATCAACGCCTTCTCTAAAGTTTGAAATATATTTTTCAATAACTGCCGTAACACCACTGGACTGACCTTTTATAGTCTTATTAGTCAAATAAGGAAGAAATGCTTCTGCCGAAATGCCTTGAAATGTATTTTCAAGCAATACACCATCCATGTCATTCCTGAAACTTACGCCACCAGGAATGACTATAGAACCTTCTGTGAAAGTATGATTTCCAAACTGCTCAATTTGATTCTGCAGTATGGACTGCATTGTCGTCAGTTCTCTCGCCTGAACAGGATATCCTGGTTTAAACAGAACCTTATAATATTGACTCTCAGGATTAAAGTCATCAAAATAAGGAGAGACGTTGAGATTAGTTTCCTGTGGCATGATTCTTTAGAACTGCAAAATAACTTTGATATCTTCTTTTTGATTCGCAGACCTTGTTATTGAAGGTCTGTTGTCAACATAAACTATATTTCCAGAATACTTTTTGACCTCTGGATTTGATACACCTTCAGTAAACGTTTGTCCGAGGTAATATGTCTTATTATTTATTGTAGTCGAGACACCCGTAAATTCAGTGTGAATACCTAAAGTTACGCTACCACCAACAATGTTTACAGATCCACCAGTATCGGGAATAGACTTAAATCTATTCATATTGAATCCATAAGTTGGAGTAGTATTTCTACTTCCATCAGTGTTAAAACCAGCAGTCGTCTTATCCTGCCAATACTTAAGAACACCAGTAGGAGCATCATAAGAGATTACACGACCTACTGCAGTAGACCCAAGACCAACTGTTTGTCTAATCTCAGTATCAGCAGCGAAAGTTGCAGTAGTAGAACCAGCACCAGTGAGTTTCAATGCATAAACAGCACTTGCCTTAGATGCAGAAAGAAGAGCAGTTGAATTATATTGCTCTGGATTTTCTACAATACCAACTCTTGCAATTTGATTTCCAGTGATAAAATCGGGATTCTGATTGTCATTTTCAATTCTTGAATAGACAAGAACGTTGTATGCACCAAGTTCTCTATAAATATCTGCTCCGTGACCACCTTGTGGAGGAATAATTACGTCAAAAGTTGGTCTTGTAGTTCCAGTGGGAACATTACCAGACTCTAAATCAACACTTCCGAAGGAATATCCAGAACCACCCTTAGAAATAGTAATAGATTCTACTTTAGACTCATTATTAACAACAATAGTTGCTTCTGCGCCACTTCCATCTCCTTTGATGGGAACTTGAGTATAAGTTCTATTTGCAGTTCCTACACCAGCACCACGACCAGTGATAGTTACGATTTTTAACTGTCCGCTTGTTGCAGCATTATTTCTAACAGAAACATCATCGCTATTTGTCTCCCAGTCTCTTGGAACTGGCATAAAGTTTGTTGAGTCAAACTTTACAATGTCACTTGGTTTGATTGTATAAAGATATTTCCAGATATAACCGTCGCCACTACTTCCAGCAGTTCTTGGTTCTAAATCAGTAAAAGTTGGTTGATCTAGAGAAGGTCTTCCGTTGGGGTTATCTGGATCTGTGCCGTTATGAAGACAGATGTATACTTTAAAGTCTTCGTTAACAACATAATAGTCGGCATTATATAAACTAGTTGCCCCAGATGGTTTAGATGTATTAGTCCTACTAATATCATTACGATACATGTCGTAGGTAAATCCAGAAGTCCAAGTATTTTTCTTTACAACTTGCTTTACGTCACCATCATTGACTTTTTTCAAAGCAATCATTGTGTCCCAATAATCATTTTCCTGCTCAAAACTATCTTTGGGTGCAGGTGGATTATCATCCCATGTTGAACTATAATCAGTCGCATTAGGAAGACCAACGAATGCATAAAAAGCATTTGTATCTGTGGTAGCCGCAGATACAAAACTCTTAGCATTCAAGATTCTAAGTTGATCAGTTATAATAGCAGACATTTTGCGTTTTTTATTTATTTATAGGGGATACTCAAAGAACAATAATCAGATTAGATAAGTATCATACTTAAGTGGGTTGGAGCGAATAACACTTGCTGAAGTGTTTATTCCACTAAATCCATAGAAACTATATTCTTCTGGATTACCACCCCTTATCAAGTTGGACAGTTTGCCCCAACTGTATATACCGAAGAATTGACTATGACCAAGACCAGTTAATCCATTGAAGTCTGATACACTTACAGTTACTTTCGCGACATAAGTGGTTCCATAACCAACTGCATTTGTTTGGGCAATAGAGACTGCTGCAACTTCGTATACATTATCTAAGAACTCAGTGCCTATACCAAGAACCGTTCCATCACCATACAGAGAGGTAACTCCGTTACCAACATTAGACTGTCTAACAATAAAGTAGTCTCCTGTGGAAATACCACTAACAGTAACAGCAGTTCCTACAAGGTTAGCATCTCTCAAGAATGAATCTTGTGGAATATACAGATCAAATACGATTCCAGTAGAAGCAACGCCAACTGAAGTTGTATTAACTCCAGAAACAACACCAAAGTCACCAGAATATATAACATTAGTTATTGTTTCTTCTTTCACTACAGGTTGTGATATAAGGACAACAGGTGGAGTTGAAGAAGTATATCCAGTTCCAGGAGAAGTAATAGATATTGAAGTAACAGTTCCTCCAGCAGAAATAGTTGCTGTTGCGTCTGCTCTTTGAGTCGTTCCTAAACCAACAGGATTTGCGATGGTAACCGATGGTACTGATGTATAACCAATACCAGGATTATCTATAACAATAGATGAGATAGTTCCTAATCCAGAAACAACAGCAGTTGCTGATGCACCAACCAGAGTATCTTGAGAAACTATTCTTACCTTAGTCTTATAGGTAGAGGAAGAGAATTCATTCTCATTATCAAAGAAAGTCTTAACACTCTCTACATAAATCGTTGTTGAACCAACACCGACAGGTTGAATAATATTAGAAGTTGGTTGAATTCTAGGTTCATAAATGTCTCTGTCTTTTCCAACTGCCTTACCATTAATGAAGATATCTTCAGTCTGACGACACCAGACTACTGCTCTTTCAAAACTTTCATTTCTAGTAATTCCTGGACCAGCATATGGATTTGTATTAGCAATATCACTAGAAGGAACATCCTTAACAAGTCTTGGATTTTCTTCTAAGTAGATATTTTCATCATAAAGTTTCAGAGTATCACCTTCAGTAACAGTCTCTAAAGTATCAATTTCAGCAACGTCAACTTCACCAGTTCCCTTATAGAACAGAATCTTACAAGTATCATTAACTTTTGGTGCTTCAGTGAAGGTAATCAAACTTCCACCATTAAAGATGTATCCTTGATCAGGAACTTGAAGGATATCATTTAAGAATACCAGCAAGTTTGCCTTAACTTCAAGTGCAGAACCACGTCGTGCTAAAATAGACTTATCAAAACCATCGACCTTCAGTGGGAATCTAGTTCTAGTTCCGTCGAAGAGGTTTTCAATCTTATCAATAACTTCAAGATCTCCGAAAGTCCAAGCACTGAATTTATCAGTTTGAACACTATCAATATCAATATGGAACTCTTCAAATGTATATGATGTATCTGTTGGAATACCAGAAGTTCCGCCTATAGCAACTGTAAGTGTTTGTCCTTGTCCATAACCATATCCTGTGTTTCTGATTTCAAAGTCAATTACACTAGAACCTTGACCAACAACAATATCAACCGTTGCTTGAGTACCGATTCCTGTTGATTCGGAACTATAAACCAAAGGAACGTTAGAATAAGACAGAGGATCATCAAAGATTACAACTGGTGCGTTCGTTGCAGTGTATCCTGCTCCAGGATTAGTAATAGCAACACTAACAATGTGTCCACCACTGATAGCAGCAGTACCGATGAACTCAATATTTGGAGTTCCAGTGCTAGATGTTGCGATACCAACGTTGACTACCGTTTGAACACCTGCTCTATAACCAGAACCACTGTTTCCAATGCTAATAGAGGTGATAGTTCCAAGACCTGAGATAACTGCGGTTCCACCAGCAGCAACCAGTGGTTGATATCCAAGTCCTGCAGAAGAACCAACTGAAACTATAACTCCACCAGAAGGCAAGTTTGAGGTATTGATATCATAGAGTGCTGATGTTGCAGTTCCTGTAAATTGAACGCTAGTTACACCAACATTTTCGTGGAAATTAATGTCGCCAACAACGGAAACAAATTCAGACGATCTTGAAGGTTCTTGTAAGATTTCATTTATAAGAACTATTGCACTGTTGATTCCAGTAATGTTCTGTCCATTTGCTTGCAGCAAGAAACTGGTTTGAATTCCAGTAAAGGACTGAGAGACATCATCAAACACATAGTTCTTAGCGTAAGAATCTGTTGTTGCTCCAACAGTTCCAGATCTCATAAAGGTTCTACCACTAAAAGTAGAGTGTGTAGTGATTCCAGTAAAGTCTCTAGAATCGGGTGGGTTAGTTGTAGAACTTATTGGGCTTGGTCCGATTGGTGCGCTAATAAAGTTAAGTACGTTATCAACAATGTTGTAATCACCCTCAACTTTAGTTACTAAATCATTTGCTGTATGAGCAGCAAGAGTAGTGCCCATCCAATTTCTTCTAACACGGAGTCTGTTAGTGAAGGTGCCGATTCCTACACTATCAACTCTTATGATTTCATTATTAATCTTGAGAAGATCTCCGCCAGATATAGAAGTAATTCCGCTAAGGTTCAGGGTATCGTCAGTGCTCAATACTTGCTGAGTAATTGTAGTTGTTACTGCTGTAGAAACGACAGGAGACTGGATAGCATTATCAACTGAGAAGAGACCTCTTGCATTTTGATTTGTGGAAACAAATCTATGAGAGGTTCCAATACCAACACTAGTGATATCAAAAATTACTGGACTTGGTTTCAGAGCATTTTCTGCACTTGCAGCAAATTTAATTTTTAGATCAGATTCCTTAACTGCATAAACAGTTGAAGGTAATTTATCCGTAGAACCAACACCAGGGACATTAACAGTTGCAATACCGATTGCTTGAGTGGTTCCAGCACCTGCATGACTGTAGGTAAGTTTCTCACCAGTTACAAAATAGTGCTGTGGAACCAAGACGGTGTTTCTAGAGGTGCTAACGACATCAGAATCACTACCATCAATATATCTTTCAAAAACAGGGAGGTTCTTATGAGTTAAATTGAATGCTCTCTTAATATCATTTTTTGTTCCAGTGTAAACACCAAAACCAGTGTCGATGATAGCACTACCAAGATCAATTGATGTTGGATCTCCATCAACAATTCTTAGAGCATTTTGATATACTCTCACTTGAACAGCAATATTTGCATTTGGAGTAAATCTGAGTCGAGTAAATGCTCCAGATATATCTGCAGTAATATCGCCAAGTGAAGAATCAGAATAGATATTACCAAATTCAGTGATGTCTACATCTGTTCCATCATCAACAACTACAACCTCAGAAACTTGAGTCTTGTTGTTAGTTGTATCTTCAACACTTACGATGTAATATGCAGCATGATATGGGTCACTAGTATAATCACTAATTGTAGTTGCTGTTGGAGAACCAGAAGCACTAATAGAAGTATAAGTAGATTCTAAAATACCAGTGTTCAATTCTTCAGTTCCAATACCAGTTGATGCTGTATTGGAGATAGAAAGTTGAATAGTATTAACAATATATGAAACACCAGCACCAACTGTAGGTGTGAAAGTTAAATTAATATTAGAACCAGAATATCCTACACCATAAGTTCCAATACCAGTTGATGCTACTGGACCTGTGGTTGTTATAAGTTGACCATACTCAACAAAACCAATATTTGAACCATCGTGTAATATAGTAACTTCATTGAATTCATTATAACTTGAATCAGTCGCACCAATCTGAACAAGAACCTTAGAAGAAGTATATGAAGAACTAATTCCAAGAATCGTATTAGCAGCAGTAGAACCGCTTGAAATTATTGCATTTGAAGATTCAATATTAACAATATCACCAAGGGTAGTAGTTCCTACTCCTGCAAGAGCATTCTCAATACCATACGAGACATAACTGATATCAAAATTATTGAATTCAAATCTTACTGGATAGAACTGAAGACTTGCTTCATCACCACGGATTGTGAGATCAAAGGATCCAAGTTCTGCTGCAGTTTCAACTTGACCATATTCATTCATATAAGTCTCATTGTCATCTCTAACTGTAGTTACAAGAGAGATTTGTCTTTCAGCAGTAAATCTTCTGTCTCTAACGTAAGTTATAAATTTACGTGCTCTACCCGAATCTAAACGGAAGGTGCCAACATTTGTGAATCTAGTGGTTCTTGCGTTGCTATTGAAATCACCACTAATATCATCAATGAGAAGAACTCTGTTACCAATTGATTCAGTATAGTCTTTTAATACTGCAGAACTAAAGATAATTTCATCAGATATTACATTAGGTTCAATAACTAAGCTATTTTCAGTTGCAAGATCAAAATCGTTAACACAATTTGTATCCACAATACTGATATAATCAACTAATGTTGTAACATCGCTTTCAGACTGAGTTGTGGTTATTCCCGCAAAGTCTTCTTCTCTTGATTCTATAACCAAATCACTGAACTTCTTAAATCCAGCGGTATGGTTCATGCTGCTTACAGCGTTATCCCACTTCTCAAGTGCAACTTGAGATCTAACAGCATAAGAGAAGTATTGATAGTAATCACTATCATGAACTCTTTGCAGACTGTTGTTCAGGAATCCAGTTTCAGTCTTCCATCCCTTTCTTACGATAGAAGAAGAGTCAACATCATAAACAGCGGAGTATTCACTAACTTCTCTAATTATTGCTTCTGAATTAGTATCTTGACCTGTAATAATTTCTCCAACAGCAAATGTATCCGAACCCAATATCTTCAGAGAATTGATGAATGGATAGCGAGTTTCAATTTTTCCAGAAGCACTATCAGAAGAAACAGTTTCTCCTAAGTTAAACTTGTTCTGCTGAAGAGAAACGTCAAATGTTGGGAAATATTTTTCAGGAGTTACAATACCAGAAGAACGTTGTAGATCAAATGTTCCTGGATTTTCACCTTCATTCAATAAACCATCGACACTATAAGTGATAGTTCCGTTTGCTCCACCAATATTTGCATCAATAGAAGTAATAGTAAATCTAGCGTAGTTATACGCACTAGAGTTAAAACCTCTTAAAGTAGTTCCAATACCAACACTGGTATTTTCTACGAGCACTTTATCGCCAACTACGAATGGATAGAGTGAAGTGCTACTATAACTTACTGCAAGACCAACAGTGACTTCTTTTGTAGAACTATCATATGATAAAGAGTTAATACCAACACCATTAGAGTTGCTAGTTGGAATAATTGTAGGGGCAACACCACGAATACCCTTCGTATTCTTTAAGATGGTAACTTCACTATCTCCAAGTTCATAAGTCAGGTCTAAATCTGAAATGACCTTACCAGTTACGCCATCAATAGCAACTAAGTCTGGAGCAATGGTATAATACTGTCCGACAGAGGTAATTCCAATTCTATCAATATTATTAAATGCTTCTAACTTCAGAACCTGAGATAACTTTGCAGTTGGTCTAACAGATTTGTCTACAGAATAATCAAATCCAATATCTTTGATTTCAAATTTATCCACTCTGCCGATTGTAGTGGTTTGTGCCTCTACAACAGCATTTGAACCAGTTTTTGTTGAAATTGAAGTGATTCCAGGGAGAACTCTATAACCACTTCCCTGAGAAGTCATGGTAATATCAGCAATCTCTCCATAGGCAGTCTTGGAACTAGTAGTATAGTTAATAACTGCTTCAGATGAAAGATAAGATGATCTTTCTGGAGTTTCAAATACAGTAAATGAGAAAGTATCAGTCGTTACTCCAGAAATAACATGATTTCCAGAATAGACACTATCAAATACTAATATCTTATTACTATTTGAAATATTTAAACTATCGTTAATTCTCTGAACCTTTACAGTGGGATTCTCAAGTGTATCAACTGGTTCTAATGTATAGAATAGATCTTGTGGAACGCTATCGGTAACATTTAGAGTTACTTTTGCGTCAGTGTTAACACCTACAGAACCTGTGCGGATAATATTGAAAGTGGAGGTATCATTAGAGGTTTCAAAAGAATTTCTAAAGTTACTATCCGTATAGAAGTTTAAATCAAACGCAGAGTAAGTTGTAGAATTCTTTGTAAATGATAATGATGGGTGAGAAACATCAAATACGACTGGTTGATTTCTATATGCTCTAATTTCTGGATTTACAAGGGACAGAGTTCCGCCAGAAGCACCAGTAATATCAATGTTTATTTGATTTTGACTGGTTGCATCAAAATAAGTATTTGCAAGGCGAATAGTGTTATCATCAACTACAATAATGAAGTAAATTCTATCATCAACTAAACCACCGGATGGAGTAGTTGCATTATGAATCACTTTATCACCATTACTGAATTCGTGAGAATTGATAGTGATTGTATTATCAGCAAGAGTTACATCACCAGCGACAAAATCTCTTGGATTAATTAAAATTCTTCTATTACTATCGTTATACCTTACTGTAAAGTTAGTTGTGACTCCAGAGTTGCAACTAATCTGAACATTATCATTAAGTAAAATACCATGAGTTGACGCAGTGGATACTGTGATGAGATTTCTATTAACCTTTCCAGTAACAACATCATCGCCATAGTTTGTAGTAAGACTATGAACAACGCCAGCACCGATAGAATTGAAATATAAGATATCAGTAGTAACACTGCTATTAATACCAACAAATCCACCAGTAGAACCAAGACCAACTCTATTAGTTGCAATACCAATCAAGTCGTCAGAGATTTTTGCGGCAAAAACAGTCTGTTCGTCTGTCAGCGCAAACGTCATAGAACCATCAGTGGAGACAGAAACCGCAGTTCCGCCATTTGAAGAGTAAACCAGTTTATCACCAGTAACTAAATTGTGTCCTGGAAGGAAAATACTTCTAGTTGGAACGAACAGAGAACTATTACCAACACCAGGATTCTCAAAGGTCAGGGTAGAACCAATTCCTACTCCATATGAAGAACCTAAAGCAACTGATTCTTTAGGATTAAAGTATAATTCCTTATTGACCTTATACTGGAAACGATTTGAACTTACGCCCACTGGGAAGGTAAACTTCCTACTGTCTTCAATAACAAGAACGCCAGCAGTATGAGAAGCACCTACAGTGCTTTCATATTCTCTTTGAACTCTAACTCTATCTTCTTCAAATTCAACGTTTAAAACTTTTACCTTCTCATTTTCAACAGCAAGAATGTCATTCTCTCTGATAAAAGGATATTGTAAGTTACCATAGAGACTGATATAAGTTACAATACCTGTTGCACCAGTGGTTCCGATTCCAGTAGCAAGTGAGAAGACTTCAGATCTTATTCCTACAGCAACGTTACCAGATAAACCAGTTCCATATGTGCTAAGACCAGTAATACTAACAACATTATTATTGTTCAGATTATGAGGTACTGTAGCAAAACCAAGGAAAGTAGCACTTTCTTTTGCTTGTACAAATTCAACACCCTCTAACCTAACTTCAGCGTTTGAAACTTGTGTAACTCCCTTACCAACAACAGAGGAAACTTTAGCAGAGACATTTTGTCCACTAGTATCTTTGTTATTGAAAATAACTCTATCACCAACAGCATAGCCAGTTCCACCAGTAAGGATTCCAACAGATTCAACCTTACCTATAGATGAGTAAGTTACTTCTGAGGTTTGCTTTCTGATATTGTTAGAATTGACGAGATACTTATACCCACTATCATTGTTTAGAATTCCATATGGAGTAGTATTTCTAAGAACACCAGTTGTATTGAGGTCTATTACATCTTGATTGTATGTTGCAATAAAATTATTCTCAATAGGAACTGACTTGTAACCATTTCCAATGAAATATGGGAATACTGGTTTTCTGAAGTTTCTAAAGACACCAGATGTCTCTACTGAAGAAGAATTGATTGTAGAGAAATACGCATAAACACCATCGGGATATTCTGGAGTTACACAGAATCTACCATTGTGCTCATCTAAGTCTCCAGTTTCATCAAATACATAGTCCTCAACAAAGAATCCTGCTGGATATAAAGTTGTGCTTGGTCTAGAAGAACTTAAGGATAATCTGTAACCCGACTCAAGTGCTTTTACGACTCCCCTACCATCAATGCTAGAAAATCCATATGGACCGTAGATTGGATTTCCATCATATGCCCATCCAATAATAGGAGAGTGTGAAGTTGATAATATTTCCTTATTGTTTTGTACTCTCAGGTCAGGTGTGTATATTTTTACACCATTAACAGTTTTGAATGAAGAAATTGTTTTTCTAAGTTTTCTTGGTGCATATGCGTGAGTAAACTGCAGACCTGTTTCAGAATTGATTCCAGTATCAATAATACCATCATCGTCAGTAATCTTCTCACTCTGAAGCAGTCTTTCAACCAAGTTAACTGTATATTGTTTTGATACAGTTTCAAACTTGACGCCACTTCCAGAAGATATTACCTTGATAGAAGATCTTACTCTATCATAACCGTTGCCGCCAAAAATAACTTTTACATCAACTAATCTACCACCCTCTAATACTGGGGTCAGTTGACATCCAACTCCTGGACCATCAAACTCAAATCTTGGTGCAGTATTGTATCCAGAACCACTACCAGTTACTAAAACCTCAATAATCTTTCCAGCAGAAACAACAGGAATAACCTGAGCACCACTACCAGTATTAACACTAACGTTTGCTTGTCTATTGAAGTTCAATACTGCTTCAGAACCATAGTTAGAACCAGATTGCTCAAGGAATACTGATTTAATCTCTCCACGGACAATTGGTTGAATTGATGCAGATAAATCCTGGTCAGTTCTTGTGGATACTCCAATAACTCCAGTAACAGTTACACTAATCGCAGGATAGTTGAAACTATGGAATCCAGACCCACTTGAAGTTAAGTCAATGTATTGCTTTGTATTGTAGAAGAAATCAGAAACCGTAGTAACGCCAACTACAGCATTACCAACACCAGTTGTTGTAGCAGTTCCAACTTCAGACAATCTGAAGTTATTCTCATCAACTACAGTCACATAATAAGAACTGTTGTTAGCAAGACCACCTACTTCTGTTCCTTCAGTTGTATATACTACAATCTCTCCAGAAGAATATCTGTGATTCTTTGCAGTTACTACATTTGAATAAGTATTGATTCCTGAAGTTGGGATAGAGATTTTTCTATTCTTGTATCCAGAACCACTTTCAACTACGTCAATAGAAGATATTTTCTTCTTTAAATTTGTAGATACAAGTCTATGATTACCAATACCAAATGAAGTTAAACTTACAGTATTGATACCCGCAAAAGCATCACTTTCAGTGTCGTGTAACTTTACGGTTGTAGAGTTTTGAACTGCAACAAAGTATGTTGAACTAGTAGTTAAACCACCAATCACAGTTTGACCGTCTGGTTCGTAAACTACTCTCTCAGCATCTCTAAACTTATGGAATGAAGAGAACCCAACAGTATTGTTTGTCAGATTGACTTCTGCTGCAAGACTTTCAGAGTTAAAAGAAACCTCGTGCTTAAATTCAAATAGTTTTGCCTTTGCAATTGCACCAGAACCACTGCCACCAGTAATACTAATGATAGGTTCGGAGACATAATCAAATCCACCATCAATAACATTAATTCTATTAAATTTACCGTGAACTTCGCAATAACCAGTTGCACCAGTTCCTACAGTATCTACAACCTGCAGAACTGGTGGAGTAATTACATCATAATCACTACCTTCTGAAAGGACATTGATTTGTTCTAAACCACCAAAGAAAACTTTATCCTTTGATTTGTAATTTAATATCTCTACACCGTTAACAAGAATACCAGTAGGACCAAAAACAGTATTCTCTGATTGATCGTTAGTATTGTTTGGTTCTGTTAAAGTTCTTATTAACTTCTGACCGCTTAAAGTTTTATCAGCAAGTTCTGTAATTCTAAACTGACTATTAGTTACTGTTCCAGATACTTCGACGTATACTGCATTATAAAGATTTGATCTACTCTTAGAAAGACTGATTGAAGTATCAGATATTTTTCTAACAAAGAATATTTGTTCAGAAATATTTAAAGTGTTTGATGAAGATTCTGCTTTATATGTTACAGAGTCTCCAGTATAAAAACCGTGTTTACCAATATCAAGAACTTCGCCACTAAAAGTACCCGAGAACGTTACAGATCTGTCCGTAACAGTCAGTGCCTCATTTAAATATGAAGGCAGTGAGTTAGAAGTTACATAGAATGCATTTGAATCTCGACCTGCATAAGTATTTTGAACATTAGATGAATATACATTTGCACCTGCATATTGCGAAGAATCTGCCCTTCTAATTGCTTTTCTAACGTTGATGAGTTTTGTTTGATCAAATTGTCCTTGACCAAATATATTAAATTCTTTTGCGTTTGAGACAGATGCTACATTTGAATTAACAGTGGTATCGTCTGAAAGTGTTAGTACAACAGAATCACCAAGATTGATGATATTATCATCTTTAGTGATAATTTTATAAGTAAAGTTTGAAGCGTCAATTAAAGAAACAGAATCAACCTCATAGTTTGTTGCAATATTATACAACCAATTAGATGCCTTTGGACCTAATTCATTTTTGCCCAGAGTTTTGATCTCAACTACATCACCTGCACTGGTTTCTTTCGTCTCCTCACCGACGTAGAGGTCTGATAAGACGCCTGTTATTCTAAGTTCTACTTCTTCAGTTCCGCTTATATCGCTATATCCATAAGCATAAGCATCAAGTCTTATCTCTTCGCCTGCATCAAAAGATCTATCTACTCCACTACATCCTAAGAACTGTGTATAAGTCTTTGATTGATAAGTAACGCTTATCCTTACGTCGGGTGTAACGTCTATAATTAAAGTTCCAGATTCTGGAAATCCGATTGTAGAGTCAACATCTAAAGTATTTGCTCCAGAAACAATAGGACTAGTTAATTGTGTTTGTGGATGAATTGAAAATTCACCTACAATAGAACCTTTCTGATTGAAGTTATAATCTAAACTAATAACATAATATTCTTTTCCATTTCTAACAATTCTTTCTACATTAGTAACAGAACCAGACGCTTCATCAATATCGCCTGTTTTATCTTGATACAGTGTTTTATTAACTAAGTCCTCTGGGTTACCTTTGAGTGCTTCTACTACTAAATCTCTAGTAACTCTGTATTGTGCAGAAGAGGGAATAATTAAATGATCACTTGGTTTGATTATTGTAACATCTTCACCATAAAGTGCTCTAAAAAGAATTTCAAAAGATTCGTCAGTTCCTTTTGAAGTGTAAAAATCTTTAGATTGCTTGATGAACAGATTTGTATTTAAATCTTCATCAAAAGTTCTTTCATCAAAACCAGGGACAAATTGTCTCTTTACTTTTTTGAAGAATTCTTTTAAGAAAAGAACGCTAAGATTGGATACAGTTGCACCATTATCGTGCTCATCAATACTGGTATCAGTAAATACCAACTGGTCGGGGGTATTGCTCCCTTGATAGGAAGTAACGCCGCTGAAACCCCGTACACACCCCTCAAACGAGGTGTTTGTCTTAGAGGTGTAAGTAATGATCTCAGCGTCAATTTTTAAAAGACCATAAGAATCTGGAAATCCTTTTGTAGATTTGACAGAAATGCTACGATCGTTAAAATCAACACTAGAAGTTAAAGTAGTAGAGTCTACAATATTTGTAAGGTTTTCTACTTTAACGTATTGATCGATATTTTGGAGAATATCATATATTCCGCTTTGATTATCTAATGCCTCGTAATACTGAGACAGAAATTCTCCTACTAAAGGAAAATCCTCCCTGACGTATGCAGGAAGTTGACTCTCAACAACTGAACTAAGTTTGATTCTCTTTTCTATCATTTCTTTACTGTCTTATGCGACTTCCGTTTGTGTAGCTGGTTGTTACATTATATAATGAACCCGAGGTATCAGAACCAGATGAAATATCATCTAGTTTCATATTTAAATTACTCTTACTAATATCTAGTTGCAAATAAAGATCCTGTTTTCCGATAACATCATTTGATTTTGGAATTGCTGCAATTTCGATAATTGGTTCACCACCAAACGCTTTAGACGTTGTTTGAATGAGAATGGGATTCAAGAGAATCTCACCTTTAACATAATCAATAGTTCCTACAGACCTTCTTACGATATCAGGTTCTTCTGCAGTTGGATTTGTGAATAAGAATAAAGAACCTGTAGTTTCATTATCATCTGGAAGATCACTAAGATATACAGTTTCATTAATACCACTAACAGTAAATCCAGACGATTTGATGTTAAATCCATCAAGTCTGTTAATATGGAAACTATTTCCATAACAAAGTTCATATTCAGCACTTGTATTCAGTACTGGACGAAGATTTCTTCTAATCAAAACTCTAGTAATGTTAGAAGTGATAGATTCGTGACTATCATCAACTATTTTTTGGAACTTACTATACTTAAATTTCGCCCCAAATTTGTTCAATTCGGAAGAATCTGCGTAATTTGTGATATTTGTAGAAACAATGCTCTTTACAAAGTCTGCACTTGGTGCAAGATTACCATTATAGTAAGCACATATATCAACTTCGACATAAACATACTTAAGATCAACAATTTCTGGGATAATACCAGCAACACTATACTGTCTAAGTAAGACTTTCAGGTTATCTTTAAGACTATCGGGTAAAAACTGCCCGTTAGTTGGTTTAATACTGATATAAACTCTACCAAATTGTGGTGGAGTCAGTGTTTCGCCTCCATATGCGGATACAGAACCAGTTTCAGCGTATATTTGAGGTATCAACGCTTCATAATCTGCTGCTGTTACTGCTCTATTCTGTGATGCATAGATTTTTGGAGCGTAATTCTTGATAGAATCGATAGATTCAATCTCTTTTCCACCCTCAGACGCAATATTAGTCGATACTAACGAAATACCTTCTGTTACACTAACACCATTATTGTCTAATATTCTTCCACTGAAGGAAAAGTTTGATAAACCATTTCCTTCTTCGCCACTTGTTCTAATATAAGATGCTTCAATATAGTTTAACGCTTCAAGTTTTCTACCAAAAATACCATCACCAAAGATAAGTTCATATCGTTGATCTTCTATCTCCTGAATAAAATAAACACTTGATGTTCCAGTAACAGCAAATAAACTATTTGAAAGAGTATATTTTCTACTATTTGTGCTTGATTCAGTATCTCTGACAGTTACACTAAGAGTAGAAGTATCAATATTTGAGTTACCTAAGATATATCTTATCGGTGGAGCGGGGTTATCAGACTCTACAGTAAAATTATCTACTAAAAAAGTTCCCTCATAGACCTCTACATCATCAAATGATGCAGTACCGTCTAGGACAGGAACCGTAATATCTTCTGGTATAGCAAATGTATAACTATCACCACCAAACGCGCTTGTAGAGGCAACTACGCCCTTCTTAAGGGTCAATGTGACGGGGTTGGTGCCGAAGTCTGTAGTATCAACAGAGAAGGAAATATTTGCTCTCGCTGCAGTTCTTGACCTTGGAACGTATCCAATGTTACGTGCAAGTGAAACTACGTTCTCTCTTAAGGTCGCACTATCAATGAACACCTCATTGCTAATCATATTAGCATTGTATGAGGAGATATAAGTGTTATACGCTAACGTATCAATGATTGGTGAGAGGTTAGATCCCTCAAAATCATAGTCAGTGAAATTTGAATTAACCCTAAGGTAATCCTTAATTGAAGACTTTATCTGATCAAAGTCTAGATTTGTGAAATTAACTAGTGGCATTATCGTGTCTGTTGTAATGCGAATGATAATTGTTGAGGTAGAACATCAATACCAACGATGTCATAACTTAACGTCACATTAAATTCATTATTACTGTAGTCTGGTGCGACACTTACATCTATTAATCTTACTCTTGGTTCAAAGTTATCAATAGTATTTCTAATTTCGTCTTCAATGACTGATGCAGAAATTCTATCGATGTTCTCAAACAGTGCTCTAGACACTCTAGAACCAAGATCTTGATTAAAAAATCTCTCACCCTGTAAGGTAAATATAAGATTTCTCACAGATCTTGCAATCGCAGTCTCATTTTTAATTGCAAGCAGATC